ACGGTGCTGAAAACTCCTGACAAACGTGGCGCAATACTGGAAGGCTCATCCCGATCAGGCAAAACGTTTTCATCGATTGATTTTGTTATCGGTTTATGCACATCTCCAGGAGTTCATAACCTCGTTATATTCATAGTCAAGGAAACATACAACTCATTCAAAACAACATTGTACAACGACTTTAATGTACGTTTACCGCATCATGGTATGTCTTCACCAATGGCAACCACAAAAGACGTGCAGTCGTTTGATATATTCGGCAACAAGATATATTTCATCGGTGCTGATAACGCATCGAAAGTTCACGGTGCCGGTTGTGATTTTTTCTGGATGAATGAGATGTTGGATATTGATAAGCCCTTCTTTGATCATTATGAAATGCGCTGCCGTTGCATGTGGTGGGGTGACTTCAACCCAAAAGTATCCGATCACTGGGTATTCGATATGGAGAAGCGTAAGAATGTGGCGTTCTGTCATTCTACGATGATCGACAATCCCGACGTGCCTCACTGGCAGAAGGTGAAGATACTATCCTATGAACCTACGCAAGAGAATATCGCTTCCGGAACAGCTGACGATTATATGTGGTCGGTCTATGGACTTGGGCTGCGGGCTTCTCCACAAGGGCTGGTGTTCCCGAATGTGGTGTGGATTGACGAGTTCCCGACTGACATAGATGAGATCATTTACGGGTGTGACTTCGGATCAAGTTCACCTACCGCAATAACGAAGGTAGGCAGGAATGGCAACAATCTCTACGTGAAGCTGATGTATTACCTGCCTACACAGAATGCAAGGGAGTTACTTGAACCGATGCAGAAGTCAATAGGCGAGTCACACGTATGGTGTGATTCTGCTGATCCAGGCATGATCAGTGACCTCCGCAGGATGGGCATCAAGGCACTTGCAGTGAAAAAGTTTCCAGGTTCTGTGTCGTATGGAATAGGACTTATCAACGGATTCAAGTTGCATCTGGTCAAAGACACCGACCTCCGCAAAGAGCAAGAGAATTACAAATGGAGAGAGATAAACGGCATCCGACTGGATGAGCCGATCAAAGAGTATGATCACTGTTTTAGTTACGATACTAACATACTAACGACCGGAGGCATAAAGCGAATATGCGATGTGTGTGCAGACGACTACGTTCTAACCAGTCACGGCATTAATAAAGTGTTGAAAAGTTTTTCTAATGGATGCTTTGAGATATGCGAATATTTGATTAACTTTGATGGTAAGTCGGTAACAGTGCGATGTACGCCGAATCACCAATTCAAAACTGATCAGGGGTGGAAGCAAATTCAGGACATCAAAAAGGGGAGTGTTATATATCTTTCCAAACATTCAATGGCAAGGTGTATTATAAATACCCAGGTGAAAGGTATTTCACAAAGGCAGATAAGAAACTACACCGGGTTATCTGGGAATATCACAACGGCCCAATCCCGGAAGGCTGGCACGTTCATCATGCAAACGATGATCCGACTGATAACCGGGTTGAGAATATTAAGCTGGTCAAGGCGTTTGATCACTTATCGTATCACGTCAAAAAGCGATACAGGGAAGATCCGCAGTCATTTGAAAGATTCCATGCCGCCGGGATTGAAGCGGCTAAAGAATGGCACGGCTCACCGGAAGGATACGAATGGCATAAGGAACACGCCCGAAAATGTGGCTTCGGAAAGTTCACGTTCGGTGAACGATTGTGTGCTGTATGTGGAACATCATTCACAGCAAAGAGTAATGCACAAAGATTCTGTTCAAACAACTGTAAGTCAAAGTTCAGAAGGGATCAGGGATTTGACGACATTGAAAAAAAGTGTGACATCTGTGGAAATCCATTCACATCTAACAGATATGCCAAACGCCGATTTTGTTCAGCCGTTTGTAGTGGAATCAATCTTTCAAAAGTCGCTCGGAATAGAAGACTGTTATGATCTGACCATTGAAGAAAACCACGAGTTTTTTGCTGAGGGAATACTCGTACATAATTGCTGGGATTCAATTCGCTATGCCTGTATCAGTGAGTTTCGCAGGTAGTGTTAAAATCTTTTAATTGATTGTATCATAAATTGTTGTATATTTGCTTTGAACTTCTGACACTCCGAATGGAACGTAGGAAATGGATAGCACTGCGTCATTGCTTTGAGTAATCGACTTGGTGGGCCGCATTACCGTAGTTGCGGTTGTTTGCAGTGCTCAAATCTTTACGTCTAAAGAACCCAGATCAGCCGAGCGTCTGGGTTTTTTGCGTAATGTTAAAAAAAACTTTAACTACTTTATTATGAATGTATGTATATTTACACCCTGAAATTTTTGATCAAAGCTCCCAATGCCGAAAACGACAATCATTCAACGTAAGAAGTCTTTTCCATTTATCTCCATAAAGTCCACACCTACACGCTTTTCTATTCAATCCGACCCACATTCACCGGGGGGGTATTTCTACGGAACAAGCCTATCTACGCTATCAAACCTGAAAGATACCACTACGAAAGAAGGTCAGGCGTATGCTTACAACTACTGTCATGCAGTGAACACTGTCATCAACCGGAAGGTTCGCGCTCACATCAACGGCATCTGGGTAATAGAGGACACAGAAGGAAACCCGGCAGAGGACAGGATGCCAAACATCGCACGGTTGCTGGACCGCCCGAACCCGGTACAATCATGGGCGCAGTTCAATGCCCAGCAAAAGCTATTCACGCAGATATTTGGGGAGTGCATCGTACTGCCATTGATCCCGATAGGCTTTGACCGCTCACAGGTACAAGCACTGTGGATTATCCCGAATTGGATGTGGACAAAACAATATACCGGGAAATTTTACCAGCAAACTGAACTATCGGAAGTTGTTTCCGGGTATTTGATTGACAACGGACATGGTGAAAAGTTATTGATTAAGCCCTATGACGTTATCCATTTGACCGACCTTACTTCCCCCGTTACAATGCTTGACCGTGAATATTTCAACGGGCAATCCAGACTCTATGCTTTGAAGTGGGCGGTGTGGAACATCCACGCAGCGATGGAGGGTCGCAACGTGATGATTACTAAGCGGGGCGCTATCGGCATCCTGTCAAACGATTCAAAAGATGTGGCCGGGTTGATACCTGTTGATCCGAAAGAGAAGACCGACGTTCAGAATCAATTTCAGCAGTACGGTCTGGCAGCTACACAAGCTCAGGTTATTATCACCAACGCCTCGTTGAAGTGGCAGCAGATGACATTGCCGACCAAAGACTTGCTGTTGTTTGAGGAAACCGAGGATTCTACTCTTCAGATAGCAGATGCTTATGATTTGCCGCCTGACCTGTTGGGATCAACCGGGTCAAAGAAGACATACCAGAATGTTTTGGAAGCAAAGAAGTCATTGTATCAGGATGCGATAATTCCCGAATCAATAGTATTTTCTGAAGCCTATACCAACTGGTTGTTGAAGGGCACCGGCCTGCAATTCAAAATCTACTACGATCATTTGGAAGTATTCCAGAAGTCGAAGAAAGAAGAAGCGGAAGGTATAAAAGCAATCACTGATTCTATTACCGTTCTGTATGAAAAGACAATAATTACAAAAGAAGAAGCACGGATGTTTCTTGAACAGTTTATTACCGAGTATGGATTTGAAGCTGAAACGCCAAACGGCACGACCTATTCAACTACTCAACAAGCAACGCCGATGCAACTGCAATTAACACCACAAACCAATGAACCTAAATGAGTTGAAATTAAAGAAAGGCATTAGGCCTGTTTACTTCAAAGGAGCGGGTGAAATGAAAGGGTTTGACCTGACGAAGCGTGAAGTTCACATGATACTAAATGCCTTTGGAAATAAAGATGACGATGGAGACATTGTGCAAAAGGGAGCATTTGCAAAGTCATTATTAGAGCGTGGAGTTGGCTCAAAGACTGACCGCAAGATTGCCTATCTGAAATTTCATGACATGAAAATGCCTTTAGGCACGTTCAAGGAATTGTATGAAACAGACAGGGGATTAGAAGCAGTCGGGCGTATCGATGAAACCGCTCTCGGAGATGAAACCTTGATCCAGATTCAAAACAAGACACTGAATCAACATTCTATCGGATTTGAATATATCTGGGACAAGATTGACTATGACGAAACAAACGATGCTTTTATTGTCAAGGAGATTAATCTTTGGGAAGGCTCGCTTGTTGTGCTTGGCACAAACGAAAACACAGGCGTCCTTGAAGTTCGGGGCAAAGACTTTGATGACCAGGTTGCCGAAGTTATGAGCGATCTTGAAAAACATCTAAAAGGAATTGAATACAAATCACAATATGACCTTCGCCGGGTATTCTCGAAAGTACTCACACTGGTTGAACATGCCACTTTAAAGCCGTCGAAAGACACTTTGAAGCCGGACATCAAGACAGTGGATTGGAGCCACATCGCGAAAGCCATACAATTAACAACTAAAAACAAATCGAAATGAAAAAGTTATTTCTAATTACCACATTGATAGCGTTTGCATTTGTTGTGCAGTCGCAATCTATTGTCGTACTCACTATGGCAAACGGGGCTGTAGGTGTTGACTCCATTAGCGGATCGTCAACTACTTACTATTATGCTAACGGGTCAAGTGCTACGCAAAATGCTATCGTATCACCACATGGATTGAAAGCTACTCAACCGATTACACAATATGAGATTCATTCAATCATGGCAGGAACTGCTCACTCACTTGTTACCGCTTCGGATAGTACTGCTATCTCAGTCGAAGTATCGTATGATAACACTAACTGGTTTCCGCTGGCAGTATATCCGACCAATTCAATCGGTACTGGTGCAGGTGCGCCAACTATTTACAAATACACGACCTATGCCCTGCTGCGATATGTTACCTGGGTTCCTACGGCTGGAACATGTGTATATCCGTATCTCCGTGTTAAAATGGTTAATTCAACCACAGGCAGGAAATATCCAAAGGCTTATGCTATCCTAAAGAAACTATAGTAATTAATTACAATCGAAACATCAAAAAAAATAACACAATGAAAAAGAAAGAATTTACGTTACCGGAAGGGATTACACTTTCGGAACAGGAACAGGCGATCGTCGATGCTTTGATTGCCGAGTTCAATCTCATCAACGAAAAGATCGATGCCCTGGTACCAGGTGATGAACCCTCGGTCGATGAAGCCGTTGCCGAAGAAATGGCAAAAGCCCTGAAAGGTATCGAAGGCAAGTTTGCCGACAGCAAGAAGTTCACTGAACTGGAAGCCGCAATGAAGGCTCAGGGGCTGGTAATTGCTTCGCTGAAAGAAAACCCGGCCGGTGATCGTTTTATGTCGCTCGGGCAGATGTTCAAACAATGGACATTGAAAAACCCTGATGCACTGAAGTCGATCACACGCGGATCTGAATTGAAGATCAATCTCAAAGTAGCTGCCAA